CGAATTCCATGAATTCTAGGAATCATGGTACGAAGGTTCTGCATCTCCGACGCTGGAATTCCCGGAAGCGTGTTCGTGGTATCGAGTGTGTCGTCTGGAATTGCGGCAAGCTGCCGCGCCTGTGAACGTGATACAGGCGAAACGGTGTGCAGAAGTCTCATCACAGCCGCGAAAATTCCCTGAGACTGGATAAACTGCGGTGTAATTCCAATCCCAGCAAGAGCCGTGCGTGCTCCTCCTGTTGGCTGCGCGAGAGACTGAAGCAGGTAGGTCAGCCCGCGCATACCTGTTGCCGCTGGCATACCCGTCATCAACACCCCTTGCGTAAGCGCCATCATCTGAGCCTGACGAGACGCCGGAGTGGACTGTTGACCCGGTGCAAGCTGGAACATGGAAGCTAGTCCAGGCATCGCTTGCGCAATAGTCGATCCTGCTCCCGTTCCACCAGGGACAACGCCGATGAGCCACTGAAACATCCGTGAAAATTGTCCGACCGACTTCGGGTTGACATTGCGGCCGAACGCAATTTGCATCGTCGTTGCTGCCTGCGTCACATCCTCCATCGATGCCTGTGAAATCTTCGCAGCGATGCCAATGTCGCTGAGCATCTGAGGAAGCTGCGGAGCACGCACGTTCTGCACCGTTGAAAGAAAATTGATAGCGGCATCGTTCACGTCACTGAGAGGCGTCACCGTTTGTGTCGAGGTGTCCATCAGGCCAGTGAGTAGCTGACCCATCTGCGTGTCAGAAAATGCAGTACCCTGACCGATCTGCGTAAGGGCCTGCATCTGACCTAGCTGTGTATTCACTGCCGCCAGATCGCTGACCATTCGTGACAAACCGAAAATTGCCGTTCCGGCTACTGCGTAACGAATGGTCGTTCCGATGGCCCGCCACTGATTGTTCAGCCGCGAAGACATTTGGGTGTTTTGGTCGATGACTTGACCCAACCGCCCAAAGCCGGAAGCGTAATTGCCCAACTCCGAAATTACATTCCCGCCATAGACCCGGAATGTAGTGGTAACGGTGTTGAGAATGCTACTCATCGTTTCCTTCGTCCTCGTTTTCCACTAGCTCCCAATCGCCGCCAGAGTACGACGTTACACGCTCAGGAAATTGCAATGTTACGTCTTCCACAAGTCCATCCCGGCCAGGGCGATACACCTTGTCCTGAATTTCAGGCGGAAGATCAGCAATGTCCGCGCTTCCGACTAGGGGCTGATAACACACTTCACACACTTCTTGATCGAATTTTCTTAGGCATCCGATGTGGGTTCTTCGTCGTCGTTCATCGTGGTCAACGTTTTGGTTGAGGATGACCCAAGCAATCTGGCCTGCCGTAGCTGCGGCGAAATCTGTGAAAGGAAGCGTTTCGCTGCGTACCATGCAGAGCCAGAGAGAGCGTTCCAGTCCATCCTCAGCAAGGCTTTTTTTAGGGCCTCAAATTCCTCGGGTGGAATTCCATCGAGCGAAGGAGAAGACTGATGAATCATCTCGTTGTAAACGTCGATGGCATGGTCAACATCGCCGACTTCAAAATCTTCCAGTAGCTCGTCTACGTTGTCGTAGATGCGTTGTGAAAGATCATGCTCTTCTCGAATTGCACGAACGAGAATTTCCTCAGCCTGCACACGATCCTTCATCTGTACCCCGGCCAGATCGTCGGGAATCGAAAGTTTGCTGACCTTCTCCAATACGTTCCTGTAATCCGCTTCGGTCAAAGGAACGATTGCGACACGAATTTCATTATCACTAGGAAGCGTCACGAAATCGCACGCAGCCTGACCAAGCCGCATACGGTCGAGTCGTCGCTGACGGATTTTCTCTCTAGTGCTCGTGGTTTCCATTGTTGCCATAGCCACTTAGCTCCTTCTGTTCTGCGATGACCTGTTCTAGTTGACTAATTTCACCTACGCACCTCCACTGAATCGGAAGCGCATAGAAAATACGGTTGCACTTATGACACTTGCATCGGATTATGAATTCCGCCATGAGTCCTGTCCCGCCTGACTCGTCCACACTGATAACCGGGTTCATCGTCTCACAATGCGGACAGACAGGCGGGGCAGTCTCCACCTGAATTACAGGGTCTTCACCCAGCTTCTCTACAGCCTCGGTCAACCGGGTGAGGATTTCAGTTAGCTCGCTCACGAAGCTGGTGCTGCGTATCCCGGAATAGAAATATCAGCATCAAGCGTCACCTGATCGAGCGTCGAGCGAATCGTGATCCGCGTCCAGTTGCAGCCGCGATAGGTGACTACTGAATTTCCACGCTTGATTTGAACGTCGAAATCCCTCATCTGCTTCAGAAGGCTCTCGTCGTTCATATGGTTTGCAACGCCGTCCTTCAGCAAGATGCAGGAGAAGGTGACAGTACCCTCGTCCGCAGCCTGCACACGACGTAGTACCGGCCCATCAGTACCAAACGCACCCTGATAGGTGACGTTCTGGCGAATTTCCTCTGACATTTCCTGCGTAGTTGCGAAATCCTTGCCAGCAGCGAAGGAAATTCCCAAGTCAACCGCAGTTAGTCCCTGAAGCCATGCCATGAAGTTGCGTCTCCTTCCTTAGACCGGAATCGTCAGGTTTGCAGCGACCTGAACCGTCGAAATTCCACGGACAACCGTTCCCTCGTAGCCGATAGTGACCTGACGATCATCAGCCGATGGAGTAACAGTGACCGCATAGCCCTGCGAGCCGTCCACCTGCACAACCGGATCGATCCAGGCCGAACGCTCAGCGAGAAGAGCTTCGACACCGGACTTGATTCTTGCACGAGTGCCTTCAGAATTTCCAAGTCGCAGGTAGTTGTTGTCGAGAATGTACGACTTCACATCGAGGAACACCTGATCCACGATGATCCGCGTGTAGAGGTTGTCGTAGGTGCCATCGGCCGTGTACGCCGTGCGTAGATGCGTCGTCGTGACTCCCCCAGCGCCGCCACGCGCGGGCTGAAGCGGAGAGACGCCGCCTTGTAGCAAGTCTTCAAAGTCGTCTACAGCCACACCGCCAGTAACACGACGCATGAACACAGGACGACCCGAAGCATCCGTCTCAATTCCAGTGAGAAGTGGAATAGGCCACAAGTCAAGATCATTCGACGGATCAGCGTTCTTTGAAATTTCAGCCGCGACACAAGCTGCCGCGAAGCTGCCATCCTGAAGTGTGCCGTTCTGATCGTAAACAGCAGGGCCGACAAGAACGAACCGGGAAGCGTCATCCGGTGAAATTGCAGCCGCCGCCGTAATCAGATTCGCCTTGCTCGTGCCCGAAGGCATTCCCCCAAGAGCGATCTGCTTGTTGTAGATGAGGTTGGCATCAGAAGCAGACGCAGCGAGCGCTACAAGATCACTCTGCGTTGTTGAACCCGTCAAACGAAGACGGACATTTTCATCAGCCTGAAGGACTTCCCAAGCTGCCTGCCTTTGCGTGAGCGTTGGTGCGGAACCCTTGGCCGACGCAACGGCAATTACAGGGCCAGCGCCTCGGTCGAGGATAGCTGAAATTAGAAGTGTGAGCTTCGATGCGACACCGAATGTCGCACGCGCCTCATCGATACGGGTAATCGCATACGGAGTGCCAACGACACCCGTTCCATCGTTGTCCATCTGTCCCTCGATACCGATGGGCAGAAAGATCGCAGCCGACTGACGCGGAATCAGACTGCTCGCGTCAATTACCGTCGGGTCAAGCGTCAAGCTAGACACATTTCCTCCTTATCCGAGAATGGGATTCTGTAGCTGGGTTTCCACGGTCGGGATCGTAGGAGCGATTGCTAGTGGTGTGCGGCTGAATACCCGAATTTCAAGTTGGCAGTTGACCATCCGGTACAGCGCCTTGCCATCGCTCTCCTGAGTATCGAGCACGAACCTCCCTCCTGTGAAATCTGTGATTTCTAGCACGCCATCACCGTTGTCGCTGAATTCCCTTAGTCGGTCGATTCCTCCTCCATTGCGTCCGAACATGAATTCCAAGGTTTGCCGCGCTCGCATTCGTGACGTGGTTCCACCTGATGCGTCACTGGCCCAAATTCCTACATCCCACAGGAGCCGGTGAACGCTCGCGTACTGGGGCTTGATCGTCTTCGCCGTAGGATCGTAATTGTCAGCGAACATTCCATCGCCCATACCAACGGGCTTGGAATCCACATCGTCAAGCTCAAAGTGAATGATCGTCTTATTAAGGGGAATTTCGCCAGCATCAATATCAGCGCCAGGGAATTCCATCACGATGTTGTAGATGGACGTATTGAAATTTGACTTGGCATAGTCACGCAGCACACGCGACGCCGACTCTAGGAAATGCTCAGGATCGTATGTCTCAGT